TCAAAATAACAAGCTTTACTGCTGGTGAGGATACGGTGAGTTTCTAATGGCACATTACGCTTTCATTGACGAGAACAACATTGTTATTGATGTCATTACAGGTCGGGATGAAGATGACCTTACAGAAGGTGTAACATCTTGGGAAGAATACTATGGCGAGCGCAGAGGATTGCGATGCTTGCAGACCTCTTACAACACTTACGCTGGGGTTCACGCCTTTAGTGGTACACCTTTTAGGGGTAACTATGCTGGGCTGGGATTCACCTATGATGATGACCTTGATGCCTTTATTCCACCTAAGCATTACAGCTCTTGGGTACTTGATGAGGCAACTTACTCATGGCAAGCACCTGTGCCTTACCCAACAGACGGCTTGAGTTACAAGTGGAACGAATCGGAAACAGACTGGGAGCTTCAGGACTTTTCTGAAGGCACAGAGTAATGGCTGAGGAAACAACCTCGGTTCGCATCACTCAGGCTGACATCTACAAGAAGCAACTCGAGCATGGTGAGATTCTGGTCAAGGTCTTACAAAAGCTAGACCATCTTGATGATGTTCCTGACCGAATTAGAGAGGTCGAACTTACCCTTGCTAGACTTGCTTGGATTGAGCGTATTGCTTACGCAGGGCTAACTGGGTCGGCAGTCGCAATCATCGGCTTAATAGCCGCAACAATAGGAAAACAATGACAACTTGGATTAGACCTATAGACGGCGGAAGCATCTCTGACAGCTTTGACGGACATCGAAACAGAAAAGTAAGCCCTTCAAGAAATCCGGGCACAGACTACGCAGTCCCAACCGGCACACCTGTCAAGGCAATCGCAGACGGCACAATCACTGGCATCGTTCCAACCTTTGCTGGTGCTGGTGGTCGAATGATTTTCCAGAGCTTCCCTTCAGGTCACAACGCAGACTATCTACACCTATCACGGATTGATGTCGTTGCTGGCCAGCAAGTAAAGCAAGGTCAAGTCATCGGGCTTGTCGGTGGCTCAGGTCTAGGTAAAGAAAATGGCTATGGCGCACACCTTCACCTATCCTTCCGAGTCGGAGGCAAGCCAACTATGGGTGCTGGCAATATCGATTATGAAGCTTTTCGGGGAGCACCTACAGGTGTTACACCTCCGAAGCCAGCTAAAGCCGGGTCAAGAGCCTACCGAGGCAAAGAGCTAAAGCGTGGAGAGCCGGCAGGTCCAGATGTTCTCTATTTACAAAACAAGCTCGGTGTAAATCCTCCCGGTCCATTTGGCCCGATGACTCACAACGCTGTTATTGCCTTCCAAAAGAAACACGGCCTTCTAGCAGACGGCATTGTTGGTCCTCTAACTTGGTCGAAACTAGGCTAAACAGCCCTATAAGGCTCATAGAAGGGTTTACACCCTAAACAGGGGAATGACTACCCCAACACTATTTTAAGCCTTCTACAAGGCTTCTAGGGTGTCAGTCTTTATATAAACCAGCATAATTGCTAGGCAGTAAACTTTAAATATCCTACGCTCAAACTTTGACGGAAGGCACAACCTATGTGGTTAGATATCGCTCGCAGAACCCTAGCGGTCATAATTCTAAAAGTAACCGGCATCTTTGTCGGTGGAGCTGTTATCGGCCTTGAAGTTATTCAGGCTGTTGCGATGGCTGCCTTTGCCGGAATTATCGATGTAGCTCAAGAGCTATCCCGGTCATACCTAGCAGACGGCAAAATTGATGCCGATGAAATAAACAAAAGCTTTGGAAAGATTGCGGATAAAGGCCCAAGCTCAAAAGGCTAGTCTTTATATTTCTGTCTTTCAAAGTAAGTAGTGCCTCCCCAGATACCCTGCATATTAGCTGCTCTGGCGTAATCTTCGCATAACCTTCGGATAGGGCAATCGGCACAGACAGCCTTGGCTATCTTTACTGTAGCCCTATACTCGGCTGAGCCGGTATCCCCTTCGGGAAAGAAAACATCCGGGAGCTGGGAGCACTCTACCCCATCATTTTCCCTTATAGCTTCCTGTAATTCGATATATTTCCGTTCAATCTGGCGTAATGTCATAGGTACACCCTAGAGTGAAACCATCGGAAATAGCAAAACCACGCCGACAAAAGTGAGCGTGGTTCTGCGACAAGGAAAAGAGAGGGAAACCTTGCCAGTAAATAAACTACCAGCAGAAATAAATCAGTTGCTCGATGCGGTCCTACTAGGGGACTTTGCTAACGGCAGTCAAGAGTGGCACGATTTGCGGAATGAGCCGGGCGCAGTCGGTGGTTCGGACATCGCAGCGATTACCGGACTAAGCACTTGGGAATCCGCAATCACCAAGTGGGCTAAAAAGACCGGGCAGATACCGGATGAAGTCCCACTTAATATGAGCATGAAGCTTGGGACAATTCTCGAGTCACCAATTCTGAATCTTTTTGCTAACGAGCATCCTGAGTTAGAAATCTTTGAAACAGGAACTTGGGCAAACAAAGAAAATCCTTGGGCTAGGTCTAACCCGGATGGGCTTTACAAAGATGCTAACGGCAACTGGGGAATTATCGAGGTCAAATTCTCACGAGATTATTGGAGCGGTGTCCCACAAGCCTACAGAGCTCAAGTGCTTTGGTACATGAGAATCTTTGGGATTAGGCAAGCTAAGTTAGTTGCGCTCGCAGGTTCTAGTTACATGGAGTTTGACATTGAGTGGGATGAGTTCGAGGCCCAAACGCTTTGGGATTCTGCTCTTAGATTCCGACAGGCTTGCCTAGAAATGAAAATGCCTTACTGGGATGGCAGCAACTCAACCCTAGAAACAATCAGGGCCTTATCTCCGGGCATCTCGGATACCGAAGTAGACCTTGATGATTTAGGGATGCACTATATAAATTCCGTCACCGAGTTCGAGAAGGCTAACGCTAAAATGACGGACCTAAAGGCTAGAGTTATACAAGCAATGAACGGAGCAAAGCGGGGTCTGATTTACGGCGAGCACATGCTTAGCCTTAGGTCAAGAGCTGGTGGCGCACCGTACCTACACAACGAGAAAGGGAAATAAAAATGGCACAGTTCAACCTAAACGATTATGAAACAGTGGAGCAACGCATCAAGCGATTCTACAAAGACAATCCAGATGGTCGGATAATTACCGAGAACATCACGACAGTTCAAGACCGACAGGTTGGAACTTGGGTGACTAAGAGTTACATCTACCTAACTGCGGCAGACCAAGAGCTTGCTATACCGAAGGCAACCGGTCTAGCGTTCGAGGTTGACTCAGCTAAAGGTCCACAAGCTACATCGGCACTCGAGGTATGTGAGACAAGTAGCATCGGAAGAGCCTTAGCAAATGCTAATTACTCCGGGAACAAAAGAGCAAGCCGTGAAGAAATGGAAAAGGTTGCGAGGGATAACAGACCAAAAGCTACAGCGCAAGATTGGCTTGGGATGACCGAGGCATTAGGGAATGACATCGAGGGTTTACGATTGTTATATAGCCAAGCAAAAACTGCTGGTGCAACTGATGACACTCTCGACAAAATAAAGGCAATAGCTAATGGACTCACAAGCAAAGAGGATTCTTCTAGCCTCAATTCTTGAAACGCAAGAATGTCTAAAGGAACAGTTTGAGTTAGGCAACCTCGATTCAGTAAGTGTTATTTGGAAAGTACAAAGAGAAAGAGCAGAGAGGCTAAAGCATGGAGATTATTACACCGAGCCACATAGTGGAGGAGTTACAAAGGATAACAAAGGAGATGGACAAGGGAGCTAGTGCGCTCTATGACTCTGAATGTAAATTAGCCGATGCTGATTCGGCCTATGACAGAGCTGTCTCCCTAGCCTTCCTGAATAACTCTGGGACAGTAGCAGACCGGCAGGCTGTGGCTAAATTACAAGCGATTGAGGAAAAGCTCAAGGCTGACCTTGCCCGGGCTGAATACAACAGGATAAAGACCAAGATGAAAACCCTGTCAGACCAAGCAACCATGATGGCTGTAATGAGTAAGAATGTCGAACTTCAATGGCGACACGCCTAGCTGGTAGCCTTGTCGGGTGATAGCCGAATCCTGCTCGTGTGGGGCCAAAATAAAAACTGATGATGCTCAGGCAATCAAGCTTGTCCGAGAGTGGAGGCGTAAGCATACTTGTTTAACCGACAACACCGACAACTCCGACATAATCGAAGCGGTTAATGGTGGGGTGTCAGACACGACAATCGCAATAGGATTTCAACCCGGAGAAATTCCAGCAAAAGAATACGACCCTTGGGATGACTAAAAAGGAGTTTGATAAATACCTACAGCGTGACTTAGGTTGTTGGCATTGCGGCTCACAAGGCGATGACCTAATTCCTCACCACCGACTGAATCGAGGTATGGGAAGTAAGAACCAAATTGCTAATCAACCGAGCAACATAATCGCCTTATGCTCCGAGGCGAACGGATTACTAGAGTCAAACG